AGTTGTTGGGAATCGCAATAGCCATTCCTGCGCTTTCGGGGTCATACCCTTCCAGCTGGACCAATCTTGACCGCCATTGGTCATGTAGTACGTTATCTCTGCGTTTGTTACTGGGTCGAATAACTCTTTGTTACTCTTTAGGTTGAATTTCTCTAGTCTGTCTGGACCGAGACTTCCAATCATGTTTATCTGGAACATTCCATAAGAATGATCTCCAGTATTCCTATCCCCGTTATATGCAAGCGGTCTTCCGTTAGATTCACGCTTTGCTATGGACCAAGCTTTCTTAAGGCCTACTCCTTCGAATCCTACAGTCTTGAGTAGTAATACTAGCTCTTCGTCTGTAAGCATCTCAGATGGCTTGTAAATTGCTTTACTGAACTTATCTAAGACTTCTTGCTTTAGTTGGGCTTCAGTTTTCACTAAAGGTTTTACTTCTAGTGCATTCACTGGCTGTACTGGAAACATAAATAATGTAATCATTACTATTGTTACCAAGTTGTGAGCCAGATCACTCACCTGTTGTTTTATTTTCTCCATTGGCATTTCCTCCTCTAGAGATAACGAACTCTAAGCATAACATTAATTGCATAAGCCTGTCAAGCCAGTCAACTAGGATAAGTATCAAGTATAAGTGTATAGTTGACCAATAATATTTTAAAATAAAGGCTATAAATATTTTTTACCACTTCCCATATGAATAGTTGTTTGGTAGAATAGGATCTTCACACTAAATTTAAATTAACCGCTAGGCGGAGAAAAAGGTACTATAAAATGTCTAAGACTATTGCAAACCCGTACGAAAATTTCATTGCGTTATCAAGATATGCAAGATGGATATCAGAAGATAATCGTCGTGAGACTTGGGGTGAAACAGTAGATAGATATTTTAACTTCATGCTTGGTCATCTAGAAAAGAACCATAATTATATTCCAAATGAGAAGCTTGTTGCGGAATTAAAAGAGTTCGTCTTTGAACGAAATGTCATGCCATCAATGCGTTCTGTTATGACTTCAGGAGCAGCATTGGAAAGAGACAATGTAGCTGGATATAACTGTGCTTTCTTACCAGTTGATTCCCCACGTTCATTTGATGAGACTATGTATATCCTTATGTGTGGTACAGGTGTAGGATTCTCTGTTGAGTATAAGTACATTAATAAACTTCCTGCCGTCCCAGAAACTTTAGAGAAGTCAACTACAGTAATTACAGTGGAAGACTCAAAGCAGGGTTGGGCTAAGGCATACCGTGAGTTGCTAGCGCTACTTTGGTCTGGACAGATTCCAGCAATTGATGTTTCTAAGGTAAGACCAGCAGGAGCAAGACTTAAGACGATGGGTGGAAGATCTTCAGGCCCACAACCACTTATTAACTTGTTTGATTTTACAATTGCAAAGTTTAAGAATGCTACAGGTAGAAACCTAAAGCCAATCGAATGTCACGACATTATGTGCAAGATTGGTGAAGTAGTTGTTGTAGGAGGAGTTCGTCGCTCAGCAATGATTTCTCTTTCTAATATTAATGATATTGAAATGGCACAGGCAAAGTCAGGTAACTGGTGGGAAGCAAGCCCACAACGTGCCCTGTCTAATAACTCTGTTGCGTATTCACGCAAGCCAGAGATGGAGCAGTTTATTGCAGAATGGAAATCTCTATATGATTCAAAATCAGGAGAACGAGGTATATACAATGTGGCCGCAGCTCAAGCCCAAGCAGCCAAGTATGGAAGAAGAGATCCAGATATACACTACGGAACTAACCCGTGCTCAGAGATTATTTTACGTCCTTACCAGTTTTGTAACCTTTCAGAAGTCGTACTACGTGAAAACGATACAAAGAAAGATATTGAACGTAAAGTAGAACTAGCAACCATTCTTGGAACCTGGCAGTCTACTCTTACAGACTTTAAGTATCTACGTAAGATTTGGAAAGATAACACAGAAGAGGAACGCCTACTAGGAGTTTCTTTGACTGGACAGTTTGGGCATAAGTTTATGTCAGGCAAACAAGATTTGGTTGCACTAGAGTCATTCTTGATGACTCTTAGAGAAGCAGCAAGAGCAAAGAATAAAGAAGAGGCTGGGAAAATTGGGATTCCTGAGTCTGCTGCTATTACTTGTGTAAAGCCTTCTGGAACAGTATCTCAATTGGTCGGGGTATCTTCAGGAATGCATGCTTGGCATTCTCCATATTATATTAGAACTGTTCGTGGTTCAAAGGGAGATCCAATTTCTACTTTTCTTAAAGAGGTGGGGATTCCAGTAGAGGATGATGTAATGAAGCCAAACGATACATACGTATTCTCATTCCCAGTAAAGGCACCAGAGGGTGCAATTGTTAGAAATGATCTTACTGCTATTGAGCACCTAAACATTTGGTTGGTTTACCAACGTGCATGGTGTGAGCATAAGCCATCAATTACAGTTTCTGTAAAGGAAGACGAATGGATGGATGTAGGAGCTTGGGTATATAAGAATTTTGATGAGGTATCTGGAATTTCATTCCTGCCGCATTCAGATCACTCATACAAGCAAGCACCTTACCAAGAGGTAGACAAAACAGAGTACGATGCACTTGTTGCAAAAATGCCAAAAGATATTCGCTGGGAAGATTTATCCTTCTACGAGACAGAAGATGGCACATCTACTAATGCTACCCTTGCCTGCAGTTCAGACGGAAATTGTGAGCTAGTAGACATTTCTGCCTGATGTGGTAAAATTATAGTATTGGGGTATTACCCCAAAATTCTGGGCACACCGCTCAAAATGGAGATGATAATATGGCTATCAAAAAATTTGATAAAGCTGATTTAAATAAAGATGGGAAAGTAACCGTGCAAGAACAAATTTTAGCAGCAATTGGAACTTACGGAAGAGCATTTTTGGCAGCAGCCACAGCTCTATACATGACTGGTAACACAAATCCAAAGGACCTAGTGGCAGCAGGAGTAGCAGCAGTTGCTCCAGTTATTCTAAAGGCCCTAAGCCCAAGCAACAAAGAATTTGGATTTACAAGCAAGTAATTGTTATTCGATTGGGAGGGTCCTTATGGTAAAATATCCATAAGGGCTTTTCTAATTTAGGGGTAAATGTGGCAGCGCAAAAAAATTTCGAAGTAGATCAAAATACAACCTTTACATTTGAGGTTCAGTATCTTGACGAAGATCAAAATCCAATTCAGCTGCATTACCATACCGCAAAACTTCAAGTAAGAGATACACAAGGCGGAAAGAAATTAGCCTTTACTCTAATAGAAAACGATGGGATTGTAATTAATCCAACTCTAGGCAAGCTTCAAATTTCAATATCTGCAGACAGAACAAACAAAATGTTTTATCCAAAATCAGCATACGATCTAGTCCTAATTGATCCAAGCGTTAATAAGACAAGACTACTAGAAGGGTACATGACCTTAAGTAGGTCTGTAACGATATAATGGCAACACGTTTAATAGTAACCGAAAATAACCCACTCGTTGTAGTAAGAGCATCTGGAGCTCCAGGTCGTACAATTATCAGTGGCACGGGAGATCCAAATAACAACCTAGGGGTTCCTGGAGATTTTTATTTTGACACAACAACAACAAGATTCTGGGGGCCAAAGGCTTCTCAGACTAACACTTGGAATAGAGCGCAAAGCTTTATTCTAGACAAGCAAATATCACTAACACATACATGGGAGCTATCTCAAGTAACTGGACCAGTAAATGGAGTATATCAGGTCGTCATTAACCACAATCTAGGCTTTGGTCCAAACGTGACAGTAAAGTCAAGCGCAGGCGACATATTAGAAACAGGAATAGACTATAATAGTATTAATCAAATAACACTGACTATGGCACAACCGTTTTCAGGGACAGCATATCTGTCATAAGGGAGAAAGAAAATGGCAAGAAAATTTTTAGTCAGCGTCGATCTCAATAAAAATGAGCTCCTAAACGCTAGAATTCAGAACTTGGGTGCAGCACCATCTAATCCAGTATCTGGTCAAATTTATTACGATACATCAAACTCAACGATGTATTACTACAATGGGCTGTCTTCACCAGACGGACCATGGATGCCAATGTCTGGATCAACAGAAGTTGTTCAAGACATTATTGGAGCATCCGTACTTGCAGGTGTAGCATTAACATCAACATATAATGATACTGCAGGAACAACAACACTTAGACTTAATGATACAGCGGTAACTCCTGGGTCATATGGATCATCAACAGCAATTCCAACATTTACCGTTGATGCACAAGGACGTTTGACAGCAGCTGGCACAGTAACAGTTGCAACACAATTAGACTTAGGTGCAGATAATGCACATGGTGGTTACAAGCTTGACCTTCTAACAGACACAGTAAAATTTGTCGGCGGAGAAGGAATTGACACAGACTACCTAACAGATGGAACAAGCCATCAAATTACAATCTCAGGAGAAGATGCATCCACCACCAATAAGGGTGTTGCATCATTTAACTCAGATGATTTTAATACAACAGCTGGACACGTAGAACTAGAAGACACAGTAGTTAAGTCGGTTACAACTGACTCTGGAGCCCTTACTCCT